TTTGTGCCACCTAAATCTAAAGAAGAGTTAGAGGCATGGAGAAAAGAGTACCCTGATGTTTATGATATGGTTGAAACTATAGCTATGAACAAGGCTACTACTCATACTGCAGATCTTGAAAATAAATATAAAGATTTACAACTCCAACAAGAACAAATTGCAAAAGAAAAAGCTGAAGTAGAACTTTTAAAAATTCACCCAGATTTTAATGATATTCGTGCAAACGATGACTTTCATGCATGGGCTGAACAACAAGATCCTACTATTCAAAGTTGGCTGTATGAAAATACATCTAACTCAAAGTTAGCTGCAAGAGCTATTGATCTATATAAAATGGATCGTGGTTTAAGTAAACTAACTAAAAAAGAAGAAAAGGATGTTAAAAAAGAAGCTGCTAAAGCAATTTCTAAAACTAAGAAAGCTACAGATTCAGATATACCAAAGAAAAAAATTTGGACAGCAACTGAGATTTCTAAATTGAAACCTCATGAGTTTGAAAAATTTGAAAAGGATATTGACCTTGCTCGTTTAGAAGGTAGGATTGAACAACGTTAA